CAAAGCTGTTATACACGCAAATAATGCTGCCCAATCCATATTTTATTAAGTTATTGATTAATAACTGCAAATATAATTATTTTACGGTGTATATATACACCGTAATGATAAAAAATTTAAATGCTTCATTATTAATAACGGATATGCTCTATTGAAACCCCACTCATGCTTAAAACACTCCATCCACACTTCTCAGCCGTTATAACATAATGGCTTATTTCTTCCCATCCTATTCCATTATAAATGAAAACAGAATCATACCTTGAAATGTACACCCAATTTTTTTCGGGATTTTCAGGAGCTTGATTCAGTTTTCCTTTCCATATTATCGGGTTGTTTTCGTATGTTGGGATTTCGTTCCATTGACCAAACCAATAGACATAATTTCTGTTTTTTTCAGTATTATAGTACATATAACCGTTTGATGGGTTTGGAATAACCTTATTTGACTGACCTTTCCAACTTAAAAGTGATGGGCTATATGCTCCTTCTTCAATAATTCCGATTAGTTCTATGACACCGTTTATCCATTTTATCTTATTGGGATCTGTCCATGATAATAAGTTTGATTCAGAAGTATTTGAGGTTGTCCCCCTTAATTGCCCTCCATCATCAATACAAACATAACTGTACCTAATACTTCCTACTGTTCGGGTATATGGTGGATAACAGCCATTATGTAATATTACCCTTGAACCTATGTATTGGATTTCATTTGGCAATATTATAGTAGCCCCGTCACTTTTTCCTTCCATATCAACCTTTAGATTCAATTCTTTATTGATTTTATAGCCGTATTGTCTTTGACTGCTGTCTTTTGTATATATAGCGTCACTTTCCTCTACCAAATGGAAATTCGTTTTCAAATACCCAGAAAATGTTCCCGAAGTTCCTTCCATTGACCCATCATCCAATATCTTAAACTTTCCATCCTTTGAAAAAACTTTCTTTACAATTAAATTGTTTGTGTCAATAAGGTCATTTTTCAGATAACCTCCTTCAATGATTGTCTGTTTTAGTACAGCATTGTCCTTTAAGTCTTTAAAACTGCCACCAATAAACTCATCAAACTTTTGTGAATATTCATCCGAATATCCTTTCAGCGTGTCTTGAATAGCCTTGTTGGCAACTTCTACAGCAGTGTTAAAGTCGGCATACGCTCTGTTGAAAGTGGTATATTTACTGTCAACATTGTTTTTTTCAGTTACGGTAGTTCTACCATCGGCGATAGCGGAATTGATTGCGCTGATAAGGCTCTCAATGCTACCCATAAGCGTAACCTTGGCATTCAGAAGTCCGGTCTTTGCAGTTCCAGTAAGATAGGCGTTTGTGTACAGCTTGTTATATGCCGCTTCCACGGCGGCTTTCGTGTTGTTGACCGTGTTTATGTATTTTTCAATAGCCTTAGCCTCCGATTCCTCAATAATCCCATCTGCAAACGCACCGTTCACGTAACCATTTAAATTCGTTATGGCAGTATTGGCTTTGCCTGCACTGTTGGCGGCATCTGCGGCAGATTTCGCAGCATCTTTGGCCGCTTGCAATGCTTCATCCGAATATCCTTTCAGCGTGTCTTGAATAGCCTTGTTGGCAACTTCTACAGCTTGGGACATTGAGGAATAAGCAGCATTGAAGGCTGTATATTTGGCATCAACATTTTGTTTCTCCGTTTCTGTTGCTTTTTTATCGGAAATTGCGTCATTAACGGCCTTTAGCAAATCATCCACAGCCCCCATGAATGTAACCTTTGCATTGAGCAGATTTGTCTTTGGTGCACCTACAAGATAAATATTCGAATATAGTTTAGTATATGTTGCCTCCACATCAGCCTTAGTAGATTCCACCACATTAATATACTTCTCAATCGCTTTCGCTTCCGCTTCTGTAATAATGCCGTCAGCGAACGCACCGTCCACATAGTTGTTTAAATTTCCAACGGCGGTATTGGCGTTCTTTGCGCTCTCAACGGCGGCGTTGGCGGTGTTCTGAGCCTGAGTTATCAAACCGTTCACGGCTTCCCATTCATCAAGTTCATATAAGCCCGATGAACCCGACTGGAATCTTATCTTTCCTGATATAATACTATTCAATAGATCAAAATAAGTTTTTCCATCAGTCGAAACAATTTTATCAGTTGTTATTCTTCCAGGAACTATTTCAGTAAAGCCGAATAGTTCAATAAATGAGCGTTCTCCTTCAAATTCACTGTTTAGAATACCTACAAGGAAATGATAATAACCCTCTACACCTTCCAGCTTGATAGCATTTTTACTTAAGACGTATGATCCAGTAGTGCCATTTTTATTAGCCTTCACATAGAGATAATACCCTACGGTTTCCGTCAAAGTTGGAGAAGTGTATTTTTCAATATCCCAAAACTTATACTCACTGGCTTTATGCCCAGAAGAAAGTGTATCAATCCCGATAGTCATGTGCTGTAATATTCCACCTGGAGCCGAAAGCACTTTCTTTTTGCTGTCATAGGTAACGAGATATTCTACTTGTGTCGGATTGGTTTTGTTGTTCACGAAACGAAACTGCAAACTTTCATCGCCAACAAGCAAACTCATTGTTTGTACCGAAATCGGACTGATAGAACCTGAGAAATGCAAAAGAGCGTCATTCAACATTGAAATAGTTTCTTTTGCATCCCTGAAACGTCTTTTTGTAAACTGAATAGAGTTTTTATATTGGTTATCGGTTTTAACCTCGTTACTCTCTATCTTGTTTAATTCGCTTGAAACCGTTGCGCCAGTAGTCGTATTGGATAATTCAATAATCGGGCTGTAAGGTCTGTGTATATACTCCTTAATACTGGTAATCCTTATCTTTATACCTTCTGGTATGAATTGCGGATCTTTAAAGAGTATGTAACCGCCCAATTTTATTTTGCCACCAATAGAGAGCCAACGCTTTTTGGAATAAATGCTATCCAATTCTCCTTTGAATGTGAATTTTGGATCTTCATTCTCATAAAGATATTTGGCTGCTTCCCTGAACATATCCCAGCTTGCACCTTCTTTCGTTGAGTTATTGCAAATGTACGCATCCGGCAACTGTATTCCGAACACAGCGTATTTATCCCCCAGGTTAGGCTTATATATGTCATTGGGCATAATCTGACCGTCTATTTCTTGTGGAGTTATCAAGAATTTACGTTCTTTATGAACGTATTTAACTTCAAATTCTTTATTACTACCAGCAAGCATACCAGACTGAAATATAACAGTCATGTTATTACCTTCTATCACATAATCCTCAAAATTCAGATCATCAGGAATAGAACTATCTATAAAATCATAGAAATTCTTTTCTTTATCGGAAACAACAACATTAGAAACACTGCCTACTCTTTTAGGTGAAATATGAGAACAATCCAAACTATCCTCTTGAACATCCGTAAGGGTTGTATCAGCCCGTTTTATATACAAGCCTTCCGCATCCGAAACGTAAGCACGCCCTTCATACTCCAATCTTTGATTTTTGGGCAAAAGCAATTCCTTAGATCCATATTTGCTAAAGTCTATATTCTGCTCCCCACCTTGAACGTACAATATGGTAACTGGTCTATTTCCGTCCTTGTTGGAGCGTCCTAAACCTGGAACAAAACCTTTATCTTTCCCATATTCAAGAGGCAAAGGTTCACCCTTGTTATATTCAACTTTACGCAAGTGTATTGTTTTGATAGCCGGATCTATTTCATACTCCGTCTTAAAGGTATCGGCAATAGTAGGCAAAGCTTCACTACAAAAGATATGGTTGTAGTTAATAGTCTTTTCTTCTGCTTCAATACATTCGCCAACTTTCCAACCGCTATCTCTCATGTTGAGATTATCTACAATTAACTGTAGATGCTCGTGAGGTTTTGCAGTGTAATCGAACTTTAAACGCTTAGAAACAATATCCCGGCATTTGTATTTACCCAATATTGCGCCTATGTCATACATTACAAGAGTGTATTCAAAATTCCGACTGCTTTTCTTCTTGAAGTCGTCAGGATCCATAAGGTAGTAAGTGATATTCTTGTAGATACAATAAGCTCCTACGGGAATGTTTATGAACTCTTCACTGGCAAAGTACAGATAAAGAGTGCCTACATTCTGTAAAGCCGTATATCGGTAGCTGCTTGTATCTACCAGAATATCAATCTCCTTGTTGTTGAAATGTATTTTCATGTTTACTAAGTGAATTGATAGATCTTACCATTTCCGCATTTCATCCCTTTAATCGTAGTGCTGAAAGGGAAAGCGTCTTTGGGGATCTGATCCAAAGTTTTCTTTAAAGAAGCTGCGTTTGTGAAAAACTTACCATCCGCACCATTGCTATGTTTAAATTTCACAAGGTATCTTCCTTCACCGTGCGAAGTCTTTACATCTGGAATGAAATCTTCTACAATGATCTCACAGTTCAGCACATCCGAAATAGAAACCTGGCTACAGTTGAACATTTTACGTTCATCTTGTACGGTTACACCTAACTCACTAAACTTTTTCATCACAATATAATATTAAGTTCCTTACAATCGTTATCTATCATTTCTTTGATAGCTTTTCTCTTTTGCAAATATTCCTTGTAATCATTGGTAGCTGATTTTTCAGTAAGAATACCGAGCTGGGCAGCGTTATAGTCATTGATAATCTTGGCTTCTTTATCCGAATCCCACAAATGGGTAATAACTGCCTTTTTTAGCTTATCATTTGTAACCATTCCCCAAACAACAACTTCGTTACAAGTCCATTTTGTAGCTTGCCCATTATCTCCAGCTTCTCCAAAATGGTTTTCTACTTGAACTTCCTGAATATCCCAACGGTATGTGTAAGAACCATTCCCGTTAGCCTCTAACTTAGAAGGCTTAAAATCGTAGTGTATCATATACTTGCTTTTTAATTATTGTTTTTAATAGATGCTTAGAATTACTATATTTAGCCCAGCCAAACCAACTGCAAATAACTTGCTTGTATTCCATATCGGAAATGTGCTTTTTCTTATTCAGCTTGGCTGCCTTCCTACATAGGTTCTTTTTGATTCCCTTCCGAATAAGGGTATGGGTATGGTAAAAGACATACCCGACAAAATCAATACCTCTATGGCTATCAATTTTGAATACTTGAAACTTCCATTTCTTTTTTCCAGTTTTAGGATCCACTTTACGAAGTGATAGCTTTAAATTGTCATGCAGATATTCTTCAATCTCTATACGGAGTTTGTGAAGCTGTTTAGGATCATCGCCTAAAATCACAATATCATCTGCATACCTAAAGTAATATCTTACCTTCTTAACCTCCTTTATCCAGTGATCGAAGTAAGCCAGATAAATATTAGCAAAATACTGACTTAGATAGTTCCCTATGGGTACGCCATCGGCACTGTCTATAATCACGTCAAGCAACCAAAGCAGATCTTTATCTTTGATTTTCTTCCGTAATATTGTTTTCAAAATATCATGGTCTATACTTGGATAGAACTTCACTATATCCATTTTCAAGCAGTAAGTAGTGTGTTCTGGATCTTCTTTCAAAGCCTTCTTTACTTTATCTGCTGCTTTATGAATACCACGATCCTTAATGCAAGAATAGGTATCTTCTGTAAATAAGGACACCCATATAGGCTCCAGAATATTCATAATGGCATGGTGCAAGATTCTATCAGGATAATAAGGCAAACGGTAAATAAGCCGTTCTTTGGGATCTCTGATTATAAATACCTCATATTTAGAATTTACAAAAGTCTTGTTTTTCAAAGATTCGTGAAGAGCCAGTATGTTTGCTTCCCTATTCCTATCGTGTCGTTTGACACCATAAGAACGCAACTTGCCTTTTCTGGCTTTTTCATCAGCCAGGCGCAAGTTGTCAAGTGAAATAATTTGCTCGTATAAATTACTTAATCTCTTCATATTCTTTGTTTTTCGTACTCAGAGCCTTCGGTTTCCCTACCAGCACCTTTATGAGTTATGTTATCTTCTACCAATAGGTAAGGTCGTTGCTTCGTATGTTGAGTTAATTTTGAAAAATCATAGCTGAGAGCTGACATTCGCATTCGTATTCGAGGGGGTGTTATTCGTATTCGCATAACCGAAGCCTGCATGATCGCCATTATTCGTATTACCGCTGAAAAGGACACCCACCAGCAACCAACCTATATTTATTTGTTTATTAATCATTTAAGTTTTGCAGTCTAAACCTGGCTCGCTTCACGATTCAGGAATAAAACAAAGCCGAGAGCCGACAGTCGCACTCGTAGCCGAGGGGGCGTTAGCCGTATTCGCAGCACCGAAGCCTGCATGAGCGCCAGTACGCGCATTACCGCCGAAAAGGACACCCCTAAGAGCGTTAGATCCTATATTGGTATAGAAGTAATCACACCAATAGGTAGTAGATCCACCTCCGACTACAGAAGCAATCAAATCGCCAAATTCACCGAAAATCATTTCTTTTGCATAACCTTCTGCACGTGCAGCCAATCCTCTAAGCGTATAGCCTGTGTAGTTACTATCGTTGTATTTAGAAGGATCATCGCAAACATACACTTTAGAAGTTCCTCCGTCTGAATTGGTTTTCACTTCTATATTTACTCCATCCGTCCACTTCCAGACGTGCCCGAAGGGATTTTCAATACCACGATAGCGAGGTACGGTAAATACTTTGCTGTTTTCTCCTTCTGCTTTCTCTAAAGTGTAAGCTACTTCACCAGAAGCATTTCCCAATTCATCACTCGTACCGCAAGGAATAATAGGATAATAACCACTAAAATTGTTCCACTTTGTACCATCCCATGTGGTTACACCATTACCCAAACCACCCTGAGCATAACCGTTGCTATCTTTCTGGGCATTGAAAGCCAACTGGCAGTTAAGGTTTCCATACTCTATGTAATAGAGCCATGCCAAAGTGATATAAGCGTTATAGTCCATGCAGTTCCATTGCGTACCAGCTCCCCTTTTACGAGCAGCAGCACGAAAGTTTGTTCTACTCGTAGATGTAGCTGGCTTGCCTAATTGGGATTTAGGCAAAGCATCCCAATCTGCTTGGTTATTACCACCTCTGTAATCAGTCGAAGTATTTACTACAGAAGCCAGTTTGCCAGTGCTACGTTGGATTGTTGCCTCATAAGCCGAGATATAGCATTTCTTTACGAAATGATAACCAGGTATTGGGTATTCACTGATTCGTACACCTCTTTTGTTTCCATTGGTATAAAATCTTCTCCAGTGAGCAGGGATTTCCACCATAACCATACCATTGGAACCATCCCTTTTATGCGCTTTCCAGTTGGTAGGGTTTAGGTATTCAATAACCTTGCCTTCATCTGATAGCAAACACCCTTTCATCTTGCTTTGAATTGGCAATGTTTTATGCAGTGTCATATTGCCAGTACGGGTAAGAACCGAAGAAGATACTGTTACATCTAATTCTACGCCATAACTACATTGATCCTCTGCATAAGGTAGCATAGCAGCCAGACCAGCTTGTTTGCTTTCTCCGCTTTTATCCAATACCTCAGTTGTGAGGTCGAAAGGGTTACTGCTGTCTGCTACTGGTAATTCATTTAATCTTTTGCCATTGTCGTAAGCTGTAATAATCTTTTTTACTTTAGCTTCCTCTTCTGCTGTAAGTGCCATATTTTATAGTGTTAAGAAGTTAAACAATAAAATTTACTAAGTTAATATGATACCACCAGAGCCGGATAAACGCATACCCTTACCAGAAGTAAGCCTTATTCCTGGCTCCTGTACTTCAATCTGTATAGTTTGATAAATACCCGTATTTTCCGTTGGGATAACGTGAATTTTACTCATCCCTACACCGTTAATCATAAATACGCCATCAGGAGTGATAGACACCGCCCGATCATCACCGAGAAACAATACATTCCTACCAGTATCTACGGGAAGTAATTCTACCTCAACTTTGAAAGGCTGGGTATTCCTGTAAGTAACTTTTTTCGGGTAGTTTAGCTTCATGGAAGTAGGGATCAGCTTGTATTTTGAGATTAGCGATTCTTCCAGTTCCTCCAGCCTTGCGATAACTACCCTTGCATCGCCAGTAGCTTCATTTGCATTATCTTTAGCAGTATTGGCTTCTTCTGCCTTTTCGTGAGCTTCATTAGCTTTTGCGTTGGCATTGTTGGTAGCCTCTACTGCCTTACCTGCTGCGCTATCGGCTGCTGTAGCTTTTTCATTAGCCAGTTTAGCAGCGTCCTCAGCCTTTTTAGCTGCTGCTGTGGCGGTTGTTCCACGAGCTATACATTTCCACCAAGTAGTTTCGGTTAAAGCGTGTCCTTTGTTCCCGTCCTTGATACAGAGATAGCAACTATCATCCGTAGTAATGAAATCAAATGTATTATATGTGGTAGCTGATGAATAAGTTCCCTTATCCACGAAAGCAACCTTTCCTAATCTTATGTTTCCTTCTGCCATATCACTTGGGGTTAAAAATTAAAAATCCTTCATTGTCAATATCAAACATATCAGCAGCTATATCATCCTGGTAATACATGATCAGTTCCATTGTATCGGGATCAATCGTAAAAGTAGGATAGAGAATACCGCCTTTTGCCAAAATCCCGGTATCTACATACTTCTTTTGCGTTTCATCCCATTTCCACCAGTTGCCATTTTCACCCATTTTCGGGGGATTATCCGCTTGTTCTTTTGCCCTATTTGCCTGAGTATTTGCATTGTTAGCTGCTGTTTCTGCCTTTTGTGCTTTCTCATTCGCATTAGTAGCTGCTTTGTTGGCATTGGCTGTAGCACTTTCAGTTGCACTTTTTATCTCTTCCAATCCTTTTCGTGCATTATCCGCATTGGTAGCTGCTGTATTCGCTTTTTGAGTAGCCGAGTTTGCGTTGGAAGTAGCAGTTTTAGCCTGTTGGGTAGCCTCATTAGCATTATTGGTAGCCGTTTTCGCTGCCTCAGTCGCTTTATTTGCGTTTGAGGTTGCAGTGTTGGCACTTGAAGCAGCATTGTTAGCAGACTTGGCAGCTTCATTTGCACTGTTGGTTGCTTTTACAGCGTTCTCGTATGCCGTTTGAATGTATTCCAAACTTACTTTCACGCTGGTTTGTACCCCATTGATTAATTTAACTCCAATAGTGTACAATCCTTTCAGGTTATCCGAAAGTGTCAGCTCGCTTATTTTCTTCTTTTTAATAGCCATAGCTTTTCAAATCTATATAAAACTCACCATCTTCTGTAACTATCAATTCTCCAGCCTCAGAAGCAAGTAAATATTCATCCCCTCCAACTCTAAAGGCAGTAAATACCAACGTTAAGGTAAAAACGCACCAAATTTGATCGTCAGGGGAAAACAGACTTACTTTTGAGCTTTTGTAGTAACATGGGTATTCCTCGTAAGTGCTTTCAACGAACAAGGATCTTTCAGCCGTTTGTACCTTCACGCCTTCGCCTTCGTCTATTTCCACAACCTTTATCAGATCGTGAAGGAAAGCATTGTAATTTCTCCAGAACTCCGTTAGATTCTTAGCGATTAAGCAACAATTCAAGGCAACTTCTTTATGTTGGTACACTACTTGTTTGCCATCATAAATAGCCCCATTTTGGGTAGAAAGGTTACGTAACATATTTTTCTTCACTGCTGGAGCTTTAAGTATTTGTGCCTCGCTTCCTTCCAATACACGAATACCGTAAACGGAGAAATCTATCCCGTCTATTTCATACCCCTGCGTAGGTATATTGGTTGTCGATAAAGGAGCCGTATATTTATAATCTCTCAAAGGGAAATCATCTGCGAATTTTAACGAGAAACTTTTAGCACCGATATACAGAGCTACATTTACCTCTGAAACCAATCGGAGTTTACAAGTATATCCGATTCTTTTAAACTCAAAGGTATGGTAAGCTCCATCGGACAACAGAGAAATGAAATCTCCAGTCTGATACATACCTACTGCGTTGAACTTTATTTCAAGTTCTTTAGTATCAAGTTTAGGATCCGACAAATCCACTTCGATACCGTCATACTCAGCCCAATCATTAGAAACTTCTGGTGCTTTTAATGCCGGGAAAGCAACAACTTCGTTATGCCCACCCTCAGCAATAAAAACCCCGAACCGAGTAAAAGCGTCCGTACCGTCTATGTATAAGTTATTTTTCATTTCCTCATTATTACACCTTTATCATTCATGTTACCTATGCTTTCTTTCATTTCCTTTATATTGGAATTGATAGATTCCAGATTCTTGCAATAGCTTGTATTTTCTCTGATACCAGTTAATACCTCAAGAAACTTGGCACAATGGCTAACCAATGATTTAATACCTTCATTTATAGAATAGGTATGTCCTTGAATTGCAGTTGTCCTTCCGTTCAGCTCGTTTACGCTGTCCTGGCTTGCTGCTATGCCGTTATTGCTGGAAACCTCACGATTCTCTGTTTCCCAAAGGTGAAAGCCTTGTTTGTTTGCTTCTTCTTTCCAATGCTCCATCCATTGTTGGGCATTATTCATATCCGTACCGATACCTTGATAGAAAGAGGAAACCAAATCCCTTGCTTCCTTAGCTATTTCTTCTTCTGTTTTGCCGGATCCATAGATTTTCTCCAGATCCGCTTGTAGTCTTTTGAACTTATCAGAGAAGAATAAAGAGTAGGCAATCTGTTTACCCAAATCTTCCAATACAGAAGATCCTTTTTCTCCAAACTTTTCCCACGCATCTACACCGTCATTTTCAATAGCCTCAGTGATACTATCCATTATACTATCACCTAAAGAGCCAAAAGTACCCTCTAAGTAATCTCTTAGTGCTTGTTGGGCTTCTTCCGCTTGTTCTTGAAGGTCTATAAGGTTTTGCAACAAATTCCGATTCTCATCGCTCATTGTTTGAGTGTCAAGAATGGCTTGCGCTCTTTCTTTGTTCAGATTTTTTTCACCATCTATTAAATCCGGGTAAACCTGGAGTACCGAAGTATAAATATCATGCTGCTTTTTCCAAAACCAAGCTCCAGTAGTGTAACTTCCCGTTTTTATGGTTATATCATTAAGCGCACCTATACCCTGATTGTACGCATTTAATTTTGCATTGTATTCATCAAGCCCCCAGTTCCCTTTAGGGTTAAACTGAAACTGATAAGTTGGTTTATCCCCCTTTAGGACTTCTTTATATTCAGCTATCGCATCACGATATACCTCTATTGCATTGATAGCTTTTTCTATTTGATCTGTACCAAAAATAGATGTTGCTTCCTCCAAAAGTAAATTTTGCTCCATGAGCAATAAGTTGTACTGGCGTTGCATTTCCAGTTTGTTCTCGGCTACTTCTTTAAGTGCCTCTTGGTGTTCCTTTTCAGCCTTAGAGGACAACCCAAACAATGAAGTGATAAGGGAAACGGCTGTACCGACTATGGAAAGGATAACCGAAGCTCTTTCTACTCCTTTGATAGCTTCTGCACCAGTAACCGCCAACGCTTGAATACCCGTTATCATAGAAATTATACCTCCTGCGATATTGGTAGCAGCAGACAAAGCAGCTTTGGTTGCATCATCCATCCCGTCAAAGTCTGAAATGATATTATTAACAGTATCATCTACCTCATTCATCACCTTTAGGGTATCGCTCCACTTCTTTTTGTTTTTTTCAGCAGATGAAATGCTTGCGTCTTTTGCCTCAGCAACCTCTACTTTTTTCTCCAGGGTCTTAATTTGCGCACGAAGAGTAGCTTTTTCTTTATCATCCAGCTTGCCACCTTCTTTTTTCAGTGTGTCTTGGGCTGTTTGTAAAGCCTCCTTTAGCTGTCTTAGCCCCATAGAGGATATTTGTTCTGCCCATACATTAAAAGTCGCTTCACGAGTAGCTATCTCTTGATCTAAAGCGTCCAAAGCATCTTGTTTATCACTTTCAGCCTGAGCGATATTTTCTTCGGAGAAAGTAACTTGCCTTCCGGCTTTCTTATCTTTCTCATTAACAGCTCGCATTTCGTCAATATCTTGCTGAAAATTTTCCTCTATCTCCTTGCGCTTTTCCGCATAGGTCTGATACTGCTTTAGCATTTCTTCTATTGCAGTCTGATTGCCAGTAGACAATTTCTTTCCAGCAGCATTTTCAAGAGCTTTAAATTGTTGCTCATCCTGCTCTGATAATTGGGTGGTAGTTGGCTTAAACGTACCTTTTTTGCCCTGAGATTCCCATATAGTTTTTTCCCACTCTTGAATTTTGGTTAGCTTATCCTCCTTTTGACGTTTGATCTGCTCCATTTCCTGCTCATAGTTGAGCTGGTTTTGTTTCAATGTTTTAGAAAGTCCTTCCTTATAGGTGTTGATCTCAGCTTGCCTTACAGCAAATTCCATATCCTTTTTAATACGGATCTGCTCTTGTGCATTACGTTTTATCTCATCGGAATAATCCTTTTGAGAAGAGGACGTTTTTCTATCTGGTAACTTTTTACTCAGTGAATCTATACGTCTTTGATAGTCGTTGTATTCAGCACTACCCTTAACGGTTTC